GCCCTGGAGGACTTGGCTAATGGCTGACATTGCTGAGCTGATGCGTGGAGCTTTGGAGGCGTTCCGTCCGCCGGAGAAGCTGACGCTGAGCGAGTGGGCTGATCGTTATGCGTTCTTGTCTGCTGAATCGAGTGCGGAAGCTGGCCGGTGGCACACGCTGCCGTATCAGAAAGGAATGATGGACGCGGTGACTGATCCGGCTGTGGAGCAGATCACGGTGATGAAGTCAGCGCGTGTTGGTTACACCAAGATGATCAACCACGCGATTGGTTATCACGTCCACCAGGACGCTTGTCCGATCATGGTTGTGCAGCCGACTGTGGAAGACGCGCAGGGCTACTCAAAGGAAGAGATTGCCCCGATGTTGAGGGACACGCCTTGTCTGACTGGCTTGGTGAGTGAGTCGAAAGCTAAGGACGGAAGCAACACAATTCTGCAGAAGAATTTTCCCGGCGGCACGTTGTCGCTGGTGGGTGCCAACTCACCGCGTGGGTTTAGGCGTGTGAGCAGAAGGATTGTGTTGTTTGATGAGGTTGACGGTTATCCGGCGTCAGCAGGATCTGAGGGCGATCAGATCAAGCTGGGTATCAAGCGAACTGAGTATTACTGGAACCGCAAGATCATTGCCGGCAGCACGCCGACGGTGAAGGACTTCAGCCGCATTGAGCGGATGTTTGGCGAGTCAGATCAGCGCCGGTACTACGTCCCTTGTCCTGACTGCGGTCAGATGCAATATCTCAAGTGGGCGAACATCAAGTGGATCGACAACAACCCTGAGACAGCGGCTTATGCGTGCGAGAGCTGCGGCACGTTGATTCCGCACAGCAAGAAACGCTGGATGGTTGAGCGTGGTGAGTGGCGGGCTACTGCGCCGGGCAACGGCAAGCACGCTGGGTTCCACATCTGGGCGGCCTATAGCTACAGCCCAAACGCACGCTGGGCTGATCTTGTCGCTGAGTTTTTAGAGGCCAAGTCAAACCCTGAGCAGTTGCGGGTGTGGATCAACACCACGCTGGGCGAGACGTTCTCTGATGACTATGCGAGCGCAATGAGCGCCGACGTGTTGCTTGAGCGTTGTGAGGACTATGAGGAGGGCACGCTGCCGGCCGGCGTGTTGTCAGTGACGATCGGCGTTGACGTTCAGGGTGGCGGCGGAACGTTGAATGAACGTCTGGCGGTGAGCGTGTGGGGCTGGGGCCGGAACGAGGAAGCCTGGCTAATCCAATACCAAGAAATCGCGGGCGACCCGACGCAGGCTGCGGTGTGGAAACAGCTTGATCAGTTCGTGATGCGCAAGTGGCCGCACGAACTGGGCGGCAGCCTGAAGGCTGACTTCACCGCTGTTGACTCTGGCGGCATGGCGACCAGTGAGGTGTATCAGTACGCGCGCGAGCGCAAGGCCCAGGGCGTCATTGCCATCAAGGGTCTGAGCCAGCGGAACAAGCCAGCCATTGGCAAGCCGTCGCGCGTTGACATCAACTCACGCGGCAAAGCGATCAAAAAGGGTGCGGTTCTGTATGGCATTGGCACCGATACCTGCAAGAACACGTTGATGGGCCGGCTGCGTCACGCTGAGCCTGGCGAGGGTTACTTGCACTTTCACGCTGCCACCGGGCAGGAATACTTCGAGATGTTGACCGCTGAAAAGCAGGCGATCAAGTTTCGCAATGGCTTCCCTGAACGGGTGTGGGTGTTGAAGCCTGGCAAGCGAAATGAAAGCCTCGACACCCTTTGTTATTCCTACGCGGTCTTTCAGCTGATGTATCGCAAATTTGATCGCAGAACTATCTGGGATCAACTGGAAAAGCGTTTGGAGCAGCCGCTAAGATCAAAGGAAGCAAAGGCGAAGCCATCGGCACCGTCGTCGTTCGTCAACAACTGGTGAGACCGTGACTCAGTTACCGGACCAAATCAGGGCAGGCGACACGATCAAATGGCGTCACGATGCGAGCAGAGATAACCTCGGCAACTCGATTACTAGCGGTGATTACACGCTGAAGTATTACTTCCGCACAAATACAAATAACGAGGGACACACGGCGACCGGCACAGCCTTTGGCACTGGCTGGGAGTTCACGATCAGCGCAAGTGACTCTGATGGGTTTGACGCTGGCAACTGGTTTTTTCAAGCTATTGCGACCAAGGACAGCGAATCAGTAACCCTGGCAACTGGTCAGATTGAAGTTCTTGCTGGTCTTGACTACACAGGTGATCCCAGCGCATTTGACGGCAGAACGCAGACCGAAAAGGATCTAGCTGCTGTTCAGAAAGCGATCAGAGATATTGCTAACGGCAACGCGGTTAAGAGCTACAGCGTCGCTGGGCGCAATTTGACTCGCTACGAAATGGCGGATCTTATTGCTTTGGAATCTAAGCTCAAGTTTGAGGTGCAGCGTGAACGCCGTGCCGCGCTGATTGCCAATGGCAAGGGCGATCCCTTCAACCTCTTTGTTCGTTTCTGATGAGCCTCGCAACTCGACTCTTTCGGGCTCTTGGTTATGAGCCACGCCGGCCAAGGCGGCGTCAGTATGAAGGCGCGACTATGAGCCGGCTCACGTCTAGCTGGGTGACTGGCGGGACGAGTGCTGATGCTGAGGTTCATGGCAGCCTGTCGAGGTTGCGCAACCGCGCGCGTCAGCTGGTGCGGGACTCCGACTATGCACGGCAGGCCAAGCGCGCCGTGATGAACAACGTCATCGGCACTGGCATCAAGCTGCAGGCCCAGGTGCTGATGCAGCGTGGCGGCCGGCTAGATGAAGACCTGAACAACAGAATTGAAAAGGCGTGGAAATACTGGGGATATAAGAGTTATTGCGACGTTGCTGGTCGCCTGTGCTTTGCCGACATTGAGCGCATGATTGTCGGCGCGATGTGTGAATCCGGCGAGGTGTTTGTCAGGGTGATCCGTCGTCCGTTCGGTGGCAGCCAGATCCCGTTTGCGCTGCAGATTTTTGAATCAGATCAGTTAGACGAGACCTTCTCAGGTAAGGCCAGTGCTGATGGCAACGAATGGCGCATGGGCGTTGAGGTCGATAAGTTCGGCCGCGCTGTGCGTTATGCCTTCCTGCAAAAGCATCCTGGTGATGCACCGTTCAGCGGCACTGCAGCAAAACGGCACCTGATGCTGTCAGCTGATGAGGTGTTGCACCTTTACATTCAAGAGCGCCCAGGCCAGACCCGTGGCGTCACTTGGTTTGCATCAGCGATCAAGCGTCTGCATCACCTCGCTGGTTATGAGGAGGCCGAGGTCATCCGGGCTCGTGCATCGAGCAGCCTGATGGGCTTTATCACCACCACTGAGGGTGAGCTGGGCACGGCGGAGGAGGTCTATGACGGCGACCGCGTTGATTCGTTTGCCCCTGGCGTCTTCAAGTATTTGCAGCCCGGTGAGTCTGTAACTGTGCCCCAGCTGGATGCACCTGACGGGCAGTTCGAGCCGTTCACGCGCGGGATGCTTCGTGCTGTCGCTGCTGGCCTCGGCTGTTCCTACACGCAGGTGTCATCCGACTTCAGCCAATCGAACTACAGCAGTTCACGCCTTGAGTTGCTGGAGACGCGCGACAACTGGCGCGCCATTCAACGCTTCCTGATCGAGAACTTCCATCAGCCGGTGTTCAACATGTGGCTTGAGATGGCAGTGATGGGCGGTGCTCTTGATCTGCCTGCTTATGAGGCAAACCCTGACCGCTTCCGGATGGTCAAGTGGTGTCCACGGGCCTATGGCTACGTTGACCCGCAGAAGGAAGTGGCGGCGTACAAAGACGCAGTGCGCTGCGGATTTAAGACGCTGTCAGATGTTGTGGCAGAGCAAGGCGGTGACCTTGATGATCTGCTGAAGCAACGCCAGGCTGAGCTGGCGATGCTCGATGAGATGAACATTGTTCTGGACACTGATCCCAGCGAGGTCAACGGTGGCGGTGGCGCTCAGGCTGGTCTGGGCATTGGCGCAGCTCCTGCGTTCTCTGACACCGAGCGACCTGGCGAGGAACAAGAGGAACAGGCTGAGGAGCCCGTTGTTGAGGTGACAGAAGATGGCGAAGGTTGAGGGCGTTGAGATTGACCTGATGCCCACCGAGGGCATGAAGGAAGAGGCGCAGCGGTATCGCGATTGGAAAGCCGACGGCGAGGCCGGCGGCACTGAAGTTGCAGCACGCAGGGCCACGCAGATTCTTAGCGGTGACGAGCTAAGCCCTGATGTTGTCATTGCCATGAACGCATGGTTCGCGCGGCATGAAGTAGACAAACAAGGCGAGGGTTTTAGCTCTGGGGAAGATGGTTATCCCTCAGCTGGCAGAGTTGCATGGGCAGCCTGGGGTGGTGACGCTGGAATGAGGTGGAGTGCCGGCAAAGCAGATAGAATCAAAGAAATTCGTGATAGAAGCATGGACACGAATAGGGCTGAACCTGATGAACTTCGGGTGGGCGATTTTGTTTCGTGGCGCGCAAGCGGCGGGACTGCTCGCGGCAAGATTGACCGCATCGAGCGTGACGGCTCTATCAACGTGCCTGACTCAGAGTTCACGATCAACGGTGACGCTGATGATCCGGCAGCTCTGATCACCGTTTACCGCGAGGAAGATGGTGAGTATGAACCGACTGACACCAAGGTGGGTCATCGGTTCTCAACGCTGACCAAGATCCCAGCACTGCGTTGGCTTGAGGGCAAGAACTACAAGCGCAGCGAAACCACAACCTTCGATGAGGTTGAGGAGCGCACTTATCAGTTCCCGTTCTCCTCTGAGTTTCCGGTTGAGCGTTACTTCGGAAGCGAAGTTCTGAGCCATGAAAAAGGCGCAGCAGATCTTGACCGGCTGAACGACAGCGCACCGTTGTTGTTCAACCATGACCCTGATCGTGTGATCGGTGTTGTGGAGCGTGCCTACATCGACGAGAAAAAGCGTCGCGGTTACACGCAAGTGCGGTTTAGCCGCAATGAATTCGCTCAGGAAGTTCTGAGCGATGTGAAAGATGGCATTCTCCGAAATGTCTCTTTCGGCTACTCCATTGACAAAATGGAGGAGCGAGAAGGTGGCGACTTTGTTGCCACATCTTGGAGGCCCTATGAGGTCTCGGTTGTTTCGATCCCCGCTGATCCGGGGGTCGGAATCGGCCGTTCCTTAGTGGACTCCGAAACCGAACAAGCTGCCTCGGCAGCACCTATCCCATCTGTTCCTGCAATGGAAAACACTGCACCTGATCTGCAGCAGGTGCGGGCCGAAGCCGCTGAGGCTGAGCGTTCCCGCATCGCTGGCATTTCCGCCCTGTGCTCTAAGCACAACTTTGAAGACATGGGCCGCCAGCTCATCGAGTCTGGCCGTTCCATCGACGAAGCCCGCGCTGCCGTTCTGGAAAAGCTCGGCGCTAAGCCTGTTGAAACCGTCAAGCCTGTTGAGCTTGAGCAGCGTGACCACAGTGACTATCAGATCGCTGATGGCATCCGTGCAATGTGCACTGGTGACTGGTCCTCACGCGGTGCCGGCCTGGTCCGCGAACTGAGCCAGGAAGTCATGCGCGCCTCTGGCCTGACCGCCAGCTCTGAGCGTTCCTTCTACGTTCCGTTCAGCGCACTGACCCGCGCGACGTATGTGACATCGGCGGCAGCCAACGGTGGGAACATCGTTGCGACCGACCTGCTCGACCAAGACTTCATCGAGGCACTGCGTAACGCATCCCCGGTGATGGGCTTGGGCGTTCGCACCATGACCGGCCTTGTCGGTGATGTGGCAATTCCTCGCCGTTCTGGTGTTGCTTCCACCTACTACCTGAGCACTGAAACCACTGCAATCACGCAGTCTGAGTCCACGTTCGATCAGGTGACCATGTCGCCTAAGAACTTGGCCAGCCTGTCCAAGTACAGCCGTCAAACCCTGATTCAGGGCACTCCTGGCATTGAGGGCCTGGTCCGCACTGACCTGACCGACGGCATCTTGACCGCTTTGGATGCTGCAATCCTGAACGGCTCTGGTTCTTCCGGTCAGCCCACCGGCATCCGCAACACCAGCGGCATCGGTTCTGTCGCGATGGGGACGAACGGAGCGGCGATCACGATGGAAGCCATTGTGGACTTGGAGACCGCAATCACCCAAGACAACGCCGTGGTTGGCAACTCCATGGCTTATGTGGTGAACAGCAAAACCATGGGCGCGCTCAAGAAGCTCCGTGCTGGCGGTTCTTCTGCAACTGATGGCTCCTTCCTGTTCAACTCTGACCTCCAGGCCATCGGTCGCGGCCCCACCCCGCTGACCATCAACGGCTACCCCATCGCCACCACCAACGCACTCCCTTCCAACCTGACCAAGGGTTCTGGATCGGATCTGTCAGCAGTGGTTGCAGGTGACTTCAGCCAGGCCATGGTTGGCTTCTACGGCAACGGTCTTGAGATCGTTGTAGGGGAGGAGAGCGATGATTTTGCCAAGGCATTGACTTCCGTTCGGGGGATTCTTTCGTTTGACGTGGCAGTTCGCCACGCTGAAAGTTTTGCCTCAATCGAAGACGTTGACGCCTGATCCTGAGGAGGGGGCCGGCAACGGCCCCTTTTTTTCTTATGAGGATTCAATGCCTAAAAGCAACTGCCGCTAGTGGCAAACACTTGGTGGCGGGCGAGACTTATGAGGTCTCAGACAAGGACGGCGCTCTGCTAATTCGCATGGGCAAAGCCGTTGAAGCTGCTGAGGAAAGCAGCACTGAACCAAAAACCAAACGTCGGAGGGCTCCCAAAAATGTCGAGCAGTAGCGTCGCCGGGCGCGCAGAGGTTCTGGATCTTGCGCCCAATGATGTTGTGGCATCTACCGCAACGGAGACCGGCGTTGATCTGTTGTCCTATGAGGGCAGCATGATTTGCGTTCTGGACGCTGAGGCTGGTGGCAGCGGCATCACTTATGCCGTCAAGCTGCAGGACTCAGATGATGACAGCACCTATGGCGATCTGTCTGGGGCTGCCTTCACCACTACAACGGCAAACACCGCACTTGTGGAAAAGCTGGTTGTGGATATTGATAACTGCAAGCGTTATGTGCGCGCGGTCATCACTGTTGCTGGTGGAAGTGGTACTGGCGCAGTCAGCGTCAAGGCTCTCGCGTTTCCTAAGTACGGCTGATGGCATTAGCAGACTTCCTTACTGACGACCTCGACATCTTTTTCGACAATCCTTTCGGAGTGTCGGCAACGTCGGGTGCGACGACTGCGAAAGTCTTGCTTGATCAGCCGAGTCAGGTCTTGGCTGGTGACATGGTTCTAACCACGGACTTTCAGATCACCGCCAAGACTTCTGACTTTGGAACACTCCTAGCGGGAGCCGACATCGAAGTTGATTCAGTCGATTACACCGTCAGAGAGACCCGCCTGATTGGCGATGGCCTTCTTTGTGAGATCTCGCTGCAGAAGACATGACGACACTGCGCGAAAACATTCTTGATGACATCGTCAGCAGCCTGAGCGGGACGACCGACGTTGGCACGCGCATCTACAGAAGCCGAGTGGTGCCGTTGCAGCGTGGTGAAAGCCCTGCATTGGTTGTTGAGGCGATTAGCGATACGCCTGAGCAAAACACCAGCTTGCCAACGCTGGACTGGTCGCTCACCGTGCGTGTGTCTGTGATCGTGCGAGGCGACACGCCTGATGAAGTTGCAGATCCGATTGTTGAGAGTCTGCACAGCAAAATTATGGCTGACCTGACGCTCGGCGGTTACGCCATAGACGTACAGCCAGGGACAACAACATTTGAAATGGTTGACGCTGATCAGCCAGCTGGTGTGATTGGTGTTGAATATCTAGTGCGTTACCGCACCCGGCTCGCTGACCTGACTCAAGGCCCGTGACTATTATGGGTTCTGATAGTCAACTTCCTGTCTCCAACTGAGGTTTTGACCAATGGCACTTAGAACAAGTCAACGCCTC